CCTCGCTGTCGACGGCGTGCTGGAAGTTATCGTCGAGGATCTGACCCACACACGTGAGGGTGCGGTTGGCCGCGATGATGGTGATCTCGACCTCTTGGTTGTTCAGGATGAACTGCCCGGGGTTGAGTTCGAAGTCGGCCGAGGGGACCGCGTTGGACACGCTGATCTCCGTCATGGGTGCGCCCTGGGAGAAGCCCCCGAGGCCCCGCACGACGGTCTTGACGGGGTTCTTGCCGCTGGTACGCTTGACCGTTACGGAGCTTTCCTCCGCCAGGAGTGCCCCGTTCACGTAGACGAGTGCTTTGGTGTAGTTCTGTGCCATGTTGGTTCCTTACGCGATCTGGTCTACGCGATCTGGTCTACGCGGAAAGCCATCTGATCGAGGAGGTCGATCGGTTGCAGGGGGATCCTGGCGGTCATCCGCGTGCGGTTGCTGCCGTCCCGCTGTACGACCGTTTCGGCTTGAATTTGAGCTGCATTCTGGAGCAACCCGTTGTCGCTGTACCGCTGCGTAAGCGCGTCGACGCTCGCCTTCACGGGCTTGGGCGTGACGACGTTCGGCTGGAGGGGCGAGTCGTTGATGGGGTCATCGCCGATCTGCTTGCCGCGGAACTGCGAAGCCGCCTTCGCGATCAGGTCGTCACCGTAGCGGTCGCACACAGTGACCTTGTGGCCGTCCCGGATGCGGTAGTCGACGATGGCGCCGTTTTTGTAGCGGGTCGTCACTCGCTTCACAACAAAGGTGGAACCCGAAGCTCGCACACCGATCGGCGTTACACCTGCGTTCAGGGCCGCAAAGAGCTGGCTGCGGCTGGGGGCTACACCAGTGAGGGGCGAGGGGACACCCCACACTTCACCGGACGCTTCACCGTAGTTGTTATAGTTCAACCGGGGCGGAGTGGGTACTTCACCGAGGCTGTACGCGGCTGCGGCTGCGGCTGCAAGCTCGCAGGGCGGGACATCACTCTGGTACAACCAGGCGATCTCGCCGCGGGCTTGGTTTAGCGCGTCCACGATCGTAATCGTGTTGGCGATCGTGTCGCTGGAACCCGCAACCCACCGCTGGCGGAGGCCCGTAATGGGCAGCGCCTGCGTGTCGATGAAGGTTTTCAAGGCTCCGAGCTGGGTCGCATCTTCTGCGGCCACTACGAAGTAGTAGTAGCGGGCTGTGGCCAGCGTGGGCAGTACCGCCGAGATGTTGTCGGCGACGGACCCTCCCGTCATCGCCGTGGATGCCACCGGAGTTGCGGTAACGCCCGTGGAGGCGAAAGGCTTCACTTGGGCACTGTAGCGGGTCAGGTTGGCGCGGAGGCCCTTCTGCTTGCTCGTCAGCGTGATGACGCCCAGGAGGTTCGAGGCCGTGAATGGCCAGTAGTCTCGTGCGTTGACGCTGGCCACTACGGCCGCCGCGATGGTCGTGGCGGAGTCGCCCGAAACGAACCCGGCATCGACGAACTCTGTGCGGGTGAGGAATACCCTCACAGCCCCGGCTGAAGTAGCAGGACCCGTGATCGTGATGGTCCCGGTCGATGCGACGGCGGAGCCGCCCTCGTCGACTGCGATGCAGTGCAGGGGGGTCGCGTTGTTGATCCCGCAGAACCACCGAAACATGCGGTGGAGTTCCGAGCCGGCGCCGAAGAGCTGGATAGCCTCTTCCTCGGTCGTCAAGGGGACCGCCGTGGCGGGGCCGTAGACGGTGTTGGAGGTACCGGCACCCGTCGAGAGCTTGTTCCCGATCAGGATCGCCGAGTACACCGCGGAGGCGTTGGAGCTTTCACCCTGCGCGAAAGCCACCTCTACGTATTCGCCCGGTACAGGGTCGTTACTGGCGAGGCCAGTGAGTACGATGTCAGCCATTACTTCTCTTCCTTTTTGATGAAGTCAATCCCTGCCAAGCGGGCCGTCTCGGCGTCGTGGGGCGTAAGCGCTCCACTGCGTAGTTCTTGTAGGTATTCGATCCGGTGGGGGAGGTCCAACACCGCCTCGAGCGATACGAAGCCACCGGACAGACCCTTGGGCTGTCCCTTCTTGGTCGGCAGTGGGGTACCCACAGAGGCGTCGTGTCGACGCCCCACATACCTCAGGACCCCCTGGTCCAAGGCGTCGTAGTCGGGTACTAACTTCCCCGGTGAAACTTTCACTTGCAATCGCATTACGTTAGATCCTGTGTGGTCTCCACTACCGTCTCGGTTCCGTTCTGGTCCTTGACGTCTACGGTAGTGTCGAACGTCACAAATTGGAACAAACCTGGGTTCTTCTGCTCGCGCTCCGACACCCGGAGGGTCAACGTGAGCGTGGGGAACCGCAGAGCGGTCTTCTCGCGTTCCACGACCCAGTGGCCGTACTCGACCGTCTTCACCTTGATGTTGAACCCTTCCCCTAGCCGGTCGAGCCACACGTTGACTCCAGACAAGTAGGTGGGGTCATAACCCATCTCAGTCCGATCCACTAGGATCGAACGAGCGGCCGTCATGACGGAGGACATCTGCAAGTATTGAGCGGCCGTGCACGGGGGCAGAATCCACTGCATCACCCAAGTGCTGTCGACCATATACCAGGCGATCGTGTGCTCCCGTATCGCCTCTTCCGTGCGGTACAGGCAGAGCAAGGGGAGCTTGCGGGTCGCGTCGACGCCGTACATGCCGGGGTCGTATGGGACCTTCTCGCCCACCACTTTCCCGACATACTCGGTCATCCCGAGTTGGGGGCACAGTTCGTCCCAATAAGGGCCGAGGTACCGCTGCATCATCGCAACGTAGAAGTCCAAGGCGCCCGCGATGGAGGGGTTGCAAACTACTTTCGCGGGGTTGTACACACCCGGTAGAGGGTAGTTTACAGTACCTACCCTGAATTGATCGTAGTCCGCCATCCTACCCTATACTGTCCTGGGTGGGTATGTTTAGAGCAGCTTGCGGATGTGCTTACGCGTGATCTGCTCGGCCGAGTTCCGCATGGTAGTGCCGGCCGCAACCATGTAGGAGTCAGGGAGGTACTGGGCGTAGGGTGCGCCCACGCGCACGAACGCGCCTGTAGCGGTAGAGCCCGCCGTGATGGACCTCTTGAGGCGGCCCGTGTCCTCGGGCGCTTGCGCCCGAGCGACCTTGGCGCCCTCTCGGGCTACCTCCAACGCCGCAGCCTTCACGGCCGCTTCAATGCCCAAGATGAGCTTGTTGAGGCCCTTTACGGCCCCGCTGGCGTTGATGCGAACCATACCGATGCCTTCAGGGGTCTACCGTAGCGGTCTTCCGGACGGTCCAATAGTAGCTCCAGTTGCGGTCTACTTCTTGAGACACTTTCACGAACCATGCGCCCTCGGGGATCCCCGGCCCGGTCAGCTTGTAATAGACCTCTTGGCGGGAGCCGTCCGTGGGTTCGGGTGGGTTAAAATAAGAGAAGTCGTTACCGCCCGCGCCCCACAAGGGGTCCACGAAGGCCGGTGTGATAGGTCCGCAGCGGTAGTCGATATCTTCCCCCTTGCCGCCCGACGCCACCACATCCTTCTGTTCAACTCGGCGGGCCTTGATGCGGCGCCCTTGGATGGTCAGGGTCGTGTCCGTTGTGGTCTTGACGCCTTCCCCTACAGTGCCCAGTGGGTCCGTGTCGGCCCAGTTGACGACCCGCATGAGGATGTCATACTGGCGGAACCCCATGTCGGCCAAGTCAATGCGGAGTTGCTCCATAATGGGCAGGATGTCTTCGCGGAGGGCCATATTACATACCCATCAGGAAGGTGGACCCGTGCGACTGCTTGGACCACGTAGACCACTGGTCCCCGATGTAGCCCACCCTACCAAAAACGTTGGAGGCGATAGGAACACCACACCAACTTGAGAGAGCACCCACCAGTTGGCGGCCGTAGTCGTTCAGGGTGTTCAGGACGGCGCTCGAGGAGGAGCCTTGTGCGGAGCTGTCCCCGAACACCACGCGGTCGTCGGCGCTCTCCGACTCCGTATAACCCGCATACAGTAGGGCTTTGTCGATCTGACTGGGGTCTCCAGGGTTTACACCGTAGATGGCGTCCAGCTTGGCTAGGAGGACCTCGACCTTCAGTTGAGTCTCAGGGCGGGTGCCCATGATCTCAATCGCATTCTCTAGCCTCGGGTTGCTCTGCCGGTAGATGTCGGGATAACCCAGGTAGAACCGGATGTTGACTTTTTGGGTTTCGGTGAAGGCCATAGGTGGGTCCCCAGAAAAAGGTAGGCAGTGGGGTGAGAGGAGGCACCCCACTGCCTACAGCGAACTAGACGATCGCGACGTTCTTGCGGACGCCGAAGGCGTTCGGGCGGTCGACGGCGAACTGCGGGTAGCACTTCATCATCGCCCGGTTGGAGTCACCGTTCTTCGACAGAGCCTCAACACGGAGGCCCAAGGGGAGGGAGACCACGCCGTCGGTCATACCGACGTCCAGGCTCTCGTCACCGAGGCCCATGCCTTGGTCGCCCGCGGGCATATACTCGATGCGGCAGTGGCGGCTGTTCAAGTAGAAGATCGTGCTCTCCGTCGCGTCTTTGTCCTCGATCAGCGTCATGCCATCAAATTTGAGCATCTGGGATCCACCCTCGAGTTTGGCACGAACATCCCCCGCCAACGTCTCCATCATGTAGAACTTCTGGGGGTCGAAGGTTGCGGCGATGGCGCGGTACACGGAGGGGGAAACCATGGCGAAGTCGGGGCGCTCCCCACAAGCCACGTAGATGGCCGCCATGTCGGAACGGAGTTGGTCGAATGTGACGGCCGTGAGGACGCCAGGGTCGGCTACGGTGGGACGCCAGAACGCGTTACCACCAACGGACCGGTCGATGGTCGCGTAGGTGTTATTATCCGTGCCAATCGCCTGACCGAGACCTACGAGATCAGCTCCACCCGCTCCCGAGTAGAGGTCCTTATTCAATTTGTCCGCGATGGCGGTAGCGCTGTTGGTCATATTGCGCAACCACAGGTCGATGTTCCCGGCGGGAGTGGGGCTGGTACGCGCCACTGCCTCCGCGAGGCCCGAAACGTGGAAGTTCGAGCGGTACATAACCCACGGCAAGATGGCGGAGGCCTGTCCGTCCGATCCGAAGTTTACCGCGTCCGCGCCTTCTGCATAGCTCTCCGCGATGGCGCCAGACTTCTCCGCTGCCCACGCGACGTTTGGTCCAGCACCGGGACGGGTGGGGAGGATCTGCAACAGAACCGAACGGCGGTTGATCTGTCGAACTAGGTCGCCCGCGTAGCTTTGCGCGAGGACGATAAGTGCTTGGGTCTGAAGTACGTCTGCCATGTCTGCCTTTTAGAGGTTACAACCTCAATCCGAGTTTTTCGAAGGCGGCAAGTGCTGCGGCCCTCGGGTCATGCACTCCACCCTGTGCGGGGCGGGGGGGTGCTTTCACGTTCACACTCTTCTGTGCGGTCGGGCGTTTGGCGGGCAAGAAATAAGCGGCCTCTTTCGAGTTCACCCACTCCGAGATACCTTCGTCCACGTCCACTTCCACACCGTCGGACATCCACCGTACTGCATCTCCCTTGACGACCACGCGGCGGTCGGCCTGGATGACCTTCAGGGCCAAATCCAACGCCTCCGGGAGCACGTGGGGTGCCAGCTTACCCCGCACGTCCGAGAGTGCCTGCCCCTCCTTCGCTCGCTGCTTCTCCGCCTTCAGTTGGCGCTTGAGGTCGTCGAGTTCTTGGCGGGTGGACTTCTCTTCCGTCGTTGCGGTGCTGCCCTCTTGGGGCGCGCTGGCTTGCGCGGGCGCCGTGCGGGCCGCCCACATCGTCTCCATCATCTCGGGGATCTTCGCCATGTGGCGTTTTAGCTGCGACGCTACGGCCGCGTTGATGATGTTGGCGAGGTCTTTCTCGCCCGTGGATGTCTCCGAGGCTGCGCTCTCGGTCGCGTTCGTCTGTTCCATTACTGGGGTTCCTCTTCAGAGTCCGACGTGGGCTCTTCCGATGTGCGAGGATCTGGTTCCTCGTCGACCTCGGCGCCCACGACCACCGCGGGTTTGACCGAAGGGGGTTCTACATCGGCACTCATGATCTCCTCGCGTATCGCGTCCTTCACGGACTGCGCTAGGTCGGAGGGCATGAGGGCTTCAGCAACCCTGAAATAAAGCTCTTTCTTGAAAGTATCCGAGGGGATACCTAGATCTTGCGCCAGCTTGGCGTTTTCGATCAGCGTGGTGGCGTCGATGAGGGAGAACTGATTCAGCCCCTCCACGGCCCACTTCACGTCGTAGTCGCCCCGGGCATCCGAGACCATCTCGTACAGCTTCTCGAGGGCGTCCTTGACGACCACGCTGTAACCGCGGAGACAAATCTCAGTCGCGCTGGCGTCGGCCATCTTAGATAGGCCGGAACGGCCTAACCCCGCAGCCGAGTTGTTGACCGACATGGCCATCTGCGCAGAAACGCGGTAAATCTCGTCTTTCTGCTTCTCAATCTCAGCCTGGAGGATAGCGGCGCTCTTGCCCTCGGGCTCTTCCCAGTGGAACTTCTCCTCGAGTCCTAGGTAGTGCCCCATACCAGCGCCCGTTATCGCCGACTTGCCCACTTCCTGCACGTTGAAGATACCCATAGGGTACGCGGACCTACGGAGTAGCCAACCGAGGGCGGCCGACAGTTGGAAATGTTCCACTTGTGCGCTCGCACACCGGTTCAGGATCCACAGGCCGTCAGGTACCGTAAGGGGCAACACGGGGACGCGGGAGAACCCATGGGGGTACTCCTCTACCAGGGGGATGTCGTCCTCCGGCTTGGGTTGTTGGTTGGCAGCGTAGGCGCGCTGGTAGACCTTACAGGTAGTGGGTTCGTAAACCGTCCACGTGTGCTCGCACACAGTAGCGGCTGCGATGGAGGGGCGACGACTCCTAGTGGAGTATGCGACCAACCACTGGTAGTCCCCCGTCACCGGGTCGACCTCCCAGTCCAAAATCGACTCGGACGGGATCGTCCGGACAGTACAGCGGTCGAGACCCCTCTCCAGGTACTCCCGACGCGTCATCGCGTCCATCCCCTCCGTTGAGGGCATCTGCGCCACGATGTAGGCGGTCTTCTTGACGACCGCCTCCAGGAAGGTAGCTTTGATGAAGCTGGTCAAGTCGCTCCCGAGTCCGTCACAGTCCTCGCGGAATTGGCTGTAGAACTCGTCTACCTTAGCGAGGGGCTCCCCTTTCTCGTCGACGGCCCGGATGTTGTACGGTGCGGCAAAGAGCTGGGCGCAGTAATAGTCGACGATGGGGCCTACATAGCTCCGGTAGCTGGCGACCTTGACACGCTCGGCGTACATCTGGTCGTTGTCGGAGTGGTTCCGGGACAGAAACCACTTGATGCACTTTTGGAAGTCAGCCCCACCACGGTACAATACCTCATAACGCCGCATCAGAGAGGCGTCCACACAGGCGTTCCGTTGGTTGAGGATCTTTAGGAGCACTCGAGTATACCTATTGCTGTCCTGGGTGGGTATGTTTAGAACAGCCCCACCACACCGCGGGGAGCTTGCCCAGTCGCCAAGTCCAGGATGGCCCAAACGGCCGCGTCCATCCGATCGGGGCTGCTACCCTTCCCGGGCTCCCACAAGGTCATCTGTTGCTCTAGCTTCTGGTGCACCCCTACAAACCTCACGGTTCCCTTTTGGACGTGGGGACTGGCCAGCATGGCCCTCTGGGCCTTGTCTTTCTGCGCATTTACCTTTTTGATGGAGACACTGACGCCGAGGTCCTTCGCGGCCGACCGTATGATCGTAGGGACCATCTCGGCCCCGAAGTTGTCCTCGCACACAACACTGGCGTCGTACTGTACAGCCGCCTGAACGACCACCCGCGCCCACGCGTCGGGACTGTCGCGGAAGCTGAGGTCCCGCAGGATGTAGACCTTGCGGTTGGCGTCGAGCCCCGCCAACACGATGCCACACTCACAGGCGGTCTTCTTAGACGACCCTGAGGGGTCAACGGCGACGATCGTCTTCGTCAGCGGGATGTCCCCCACGTACCACGTGGTCCCTACTTGGCGTAGAGGCCCAGCTACCCGGTGCTTCTGAATCCACTCGCTCTTGAAGGGGGCACCTGAAGCGTCCAAAAAGAGGCGCCCGTCAATCTCCTGGCTCCCAAAGTCGGTGTCACCGTAGACCTCACGGAGCGTCTCTACGTAGCCGGACGCCAGGTTTCCCGCGTTGTCGTCGGTCTTACCGAACGTCACCACGGTACGGTCCATCGTGAGGAGGTTGGTCTTCAGCAGGGAGGCCCTAGGTGTCGTCGTAAACACGGCTCTAGGGTCCCCGAGTCGTTGGGACCCGTTGTAGAGCGCCCAAATCTCTTCCTGGTAGTCGCAGGCCCCCAACTTCATCGACCACCCGCTGGGGTGGCAGTTTTGGGTTGTTCTGGCGGGCCGTGGTACGGGAAAGACCCGCACGGCTGCGGAGCTGATGAAGCGGGAGATACTCGCGGGGATTCCGTGGTATTCGAGTGTGTGTAGTGCCATTGATTTCCTTTTCGTGCCGTGTGACGTGTGAACTACGAGATCGCTACCGTGACGACGGGTCGGCCGTGGCCCCCGC